CGCAGGAAGCCACTGCGGAGGTTCTCGGCGTTCATGAACCAGTTGAGTTCCTCCGCGTGAGCAGCCATCCAGTTCTCGAACTTGTCACGCTTGGTAGCCTCGCGCTTGAGTTCGAGCTTCTCCTGCGCCACGCGGTACCTGGCGACCTCAGCCTCGAACAACTCCCGGTGGTCCAGCATGTACTGGCGCGTCCAGTGGTCGCCGTGGTTGATGCCTCCGCAACCGCATGAGCAGAATCGCCCACGCGCCGCACGGCACTGGCTGTCACAGTCGAGCGTCGTGTCAACTGCGATCAGCTTCTCTCCCAGGATTTCATGTTCCTGGTCTGGTCCGCCGATGAAGCAGAGGACACGGCTGTGCTTCGGGGCCAGGTGCGGGTACAGGCCCAGCTTGCTCTCGCGTACTGGGACGTTGTGAACGTCGCATACCCCGAGATAGATCGTGGTCTGAGTGGCGTCCGTACTCGCATGGGCTGACCGTCGCACCTGCCTGTCGCCAAGGTGCAGCGTCTCTGAGTCGGCCGTGTAGCTTGAACCATACATGCCTTTGGGTGTCATGGTCCGATAGGTGCTGCTCATCTTGGGCTCCTCTCCCTAGGCGTAAGCAGACCCCGCAACCTACCCTACCCGCGCGGGGCCGGGGCAGGGTAGGCTCCGGGCATGCTCATCCGTAGTTGATCTTCTGATTGTAAGCGGACCAGCCGTTGGGTCGGCCCTGGCCGGTACGCCTCTCGCGTTCCCGCCAATAGCGCTTGCTTTCTGCTGTGTTCCAGGCCTGGCAGAGCGGGCACCGACACTTCCAGTATCGGTACCCGCTCCTGGTGCCGTGCCTGATATTAGCGGTTGGGGTCATTGTAGTACCCTGGCCTTATGGCCAGAATACCATGTATGACGCTCTCGATGGCCTCTGGGTCCAGCCATGTCTCGAACTTCATGACCACATCAGTGATCTCGTCTGATAGCACAGAGCGGAAGGCAGCGATGACGTGGCCTTTGATGCTGTGAAATCCGTGTCCGTTCGGGTTGTCATTATCAGCGCCGTACTTCTCCACCTGCTCCAGGACTTCCATGTACACTTCAGGAGGTACCATTGGTGCACCAGAATCAGTCTTGTAGGCAGCTTTCAGCGCTGCCAGGAAAGCAGACTTGGCCAGCCCGAGGGTCGTGGTATTGGCCCCGCCTGCATCTGCAATCGATGCCAGATAGAAGTCTCCAGCCTGCTGGGCTAGGTTCTCCTTGGGCGTAAGCCGCTTGTCGGTTAGATCCATGATGGGCTCCTTCCCATCCCGTGCGCTAGCTTCTGTAACTAGCACCGGCAGCAGAGGCAGGGATTACCGGCCCTGCCCCGCTGTCTCGCGCTACTCACATGTGCAGCATGGTTGCGGCACCGTTGGCTCTCCGTACAGGAGAGCGTCCGGCTCTGGGTCGATCATGGTTGGCTCGATACCTGGCAGGTGACAACCGCACTCACACGGCTCACCAGGCTCATCACGCGGGTCAGTGATGCACTCCCAGCAACCGCAGCCGGGCTTATGCTCATCATTAGGAGGCCAAAGGATTGAGCGGCATCCTGTTGGCCCCTGGTGCGGATAGGTGCCCAGGCAGTACGGGCACTGCTCAACCTGGTTAGCCATGAAGATCTGGGATGAGGAGGATGAACGGTGACCCATCATTGATCAGCGGATCGCTCTCATCGGTCACCTCGATGACGGGCTTGGGACCTTTTGGAGTATCGACATACACCGGCAGGTGATCGCCGTACTCCTCTTCAATTGTCCCCTTGACCTGGGCGGCTGTTAGTGGTGGCATTATGGACTCCTTCCATCCGGACTCACTGTGAGCCGGCAGCTACCCTCCCGGCCCCTGTGTCGGGAGAGCGCTGTCTCGCTAGCAGCTAGTCTGCGCAAGCGAAGTGCTTGGGATTGGCGAAGTAGTTGAACGGACAATCTGAGTTGTAAGACGGCTCATAGGTGATTGTCCACTGGTACGAGACGTACCTGGTGTGATGGAAGTGCGCTGACACCATCATGCTGGTAACCATCACCGCGAAGCAGAGGATGAACCACATCAGCAGCTTGCCGAGCAGGTCCCTGTTCATAGCTTCTGATCGAACTCCTGTCCCAGAGTCTGAACGATCAATTCATTCATGCTGGCGTGAGCCGCCTTGGCCGTTCGGTCGGTCTTGCCGGTGATCTGGTTTGCCAGCTTGATCATGCTGGTACCACGGCTCAGTACCATCCCGGTACGCACCTGCGTCCGCAGGCCCATACGTATGGTAAGCCATCGAGCCGCCTCGATCTTCTCTGGCGTATCCAGAACGAATCCTTCTGACATTATGGGCTCCTTTCCCATGGGCTGCTTCCTAAGCAGTCCCCGCTACCCTCCCCCGCCGGAATCCAGGGAAGGGCACCGGGCGTGCTCAGAACACGCGGTCTGGCTACTAGACGAATGCGATAAAGTTGAACCCCTTCCATATGCCATAGTAGCACCAGAGGAGGATCATGTTGACTAGGTTGCTGACCGTAACGGCCATCCGAACCATGAAGGTTATGGTACAACCTAGGCAACCGTGGCTGTTCACTCCACGCCCTTGCGACCGGAGTCACCGGCCGCTCTGTGGACGTGCAGGTTCAGCTCATTGGCCCGATCCACGCCACGCTGGTACGCGGTCATGTTCGTCTCGGGCCGCCGGTAGATACGACCAGGAGGGTGCTGACGGCAGTGACCCGACGGGTTCGACTGGCATCGTGGGCAGGGTGGAGGTGGAGTCCAGGTTGACGTCCTGAACAAGTCCTCATTCTGCTCCCGGAAGAATGCCTCCAGGCTATCCGTCTGGCCATGCAGGACCAGCTCATACCCGACAGGCCGCTCACGCTCTGCCTCGCGCAGACGCTGCTCGATGCGGTCGGTGTAACCGTCCGCAGCTGAGCTCCGGTAGGTGGCGGTACCCCCAGCAGCTATCCTGGGAGCATTCTCGCCAAGAGCAGCGGCCGCCCGGTAGCAGGCACGCTTGAAGCTAGAGCCGACACGGCCCTCAGTGGACTCCTCCAGAACCGTATAGCTCTGAGGGTCCCTGCGCTCCCAGATTGCCTTCTGCCCGGACTTCTCACCATACCGGCGACTCCAGCCTGCTTCCTGCGCAATCTGAAGCCAGTTGTAACCGGCCTCATGCAGGTTGTAGCTGTTCGCGTCCACGGACAGGCTCGGGTCCCACTTGGGGGCCAGGACCTTGACCATGTGGAGCATGGTCTCTGTGTACAGCAACTCAAAGAAGCGCAGATCTGACTCAAAGCCATAGATCTTGCTCTTCGGGTAGCTGTGGCGGACCTTGCACCGGCAGTGCTTCGCCAGGTGATCGATCACCCAGGACACGAACATGACGTCTGGACGTTCGATCAGGATGACCTCAGGCTTGCTCTTCTCAGCCTCGGGCCGGGACTCGTTGAGCAGAGCCTGGTCTATGGCGTACTTGAGCATCAGAGCATCAGCTGCACGCTGAGCCTGGGCCTCCTCCTCCGGGGTACACCCGTTCTCCACTGTCTTGGAGACCAGGCCTCGCACCTTCCGCAGGACATCCGACAGTTCCATTGTGGGCTCCTTTCCCGCCTGGGACTGCTTGTAACCGGGGCAGATACCCCGGCCGCTACCCTACCCGCTCCCGCTCGCGCGGACGAGGGTAGGGCACGGTCTGAGGGACCTACTTAACGCACCCGTCGCGGCCGTGATGGTTCCTGGCCTCGGTCGAGCACTTCGGGCACGGCTGGAACCGTGTCTCATACCGTTCCGTCAGCCGGAAGCGGCGAATCCACTTGACCCTGTTGGCCCAGGTGAATGCCGGCTGCCCGACCATCTTGCGAGCGGTCTTCATGGTGTTATTGCGGACATCGTCCAGGACCAGGCCACAGAAGGTCTGCTTGCCAAAGTCATGGATGGCGTGGCTGTAGGTAGCGTTGGGGGTTGCCACCCAACAGCCTGGCCAGATGTCAATCTGATCCATTGGGACTCCTTTCCCAGGGCTGAGATGCCCCGGCAACCTGCCTGCCCTCTTCCCAGGTTTCTACATCCCTGGAGGGGAAGGTAGGCTGCCGGCTGTCTCAGAAACAGCCATCTCCGGTATTGGGCTTGCCGCCAATTTCCAGCAGCGTACCCTCCGGAATGACCAACTCGCCGAAGTGAATCAACTCGGCTAGCTGCATGAAGTCCTCACGCTCTTCAAGTACTTCATTGATCAGGAGTATGTCCTCGCCATCCTCCTGGGTGTCGCCGAAGATCCATCCTAGGCGTACACACCGGACGCTCACGAATGAGGCTACCAGGTAGTTCGCCAAGTCTGGGTCCGGCTGGTAGATGATAACCGGCTCCGGATTATCGCCGACGATCCAACTGAGGTCAGTCGTCATCGCAGAAATCCGATCGGTCATCTGTAAACTCACAACGCATCCTAGGCTCCTTCCCAGGGTCTTGCTTCCCGGCCCGAACGCCGGCAGCAGGAACCGGGGGTTGCCGCCCCGGCCGTCGCGACTCGGCACACCCCACAACAACGACTCTTCCCAGAGTCCCCTATGCGGCTATGCCCCCAGTCCCTACTGTCTAGATTCGGATGGGTTTTCATCGATGTAGCCATACCATCAGGTGGTACAGGCGGAAGGTCGGGCCGGGTCCGATGACGTCGGCCGGTGAGCCGACGTACAAGGACACGTGCTGGACCAGGTACACCAGTACCAGGATCAGTATCACTTGCCCACCACGATCGGGTGGATGTAGCGGTCCACGGTGAGGACAGCGCCGAAGCAGACACCCTTGACATCCTGGAGGATGACCACGGGGCCGTTGGTGCCGACGCCCAGCTCAGGGGACATGATCCTTGCCATTTTGGGCTCCTTTCCCTTCTGGCTCTTTTCTTGGCTGGGGTACCCAGGCCAGCAGTGGTTGCGGGGACTTACGCATTTCGCCCACGGCAGCCCCTTGCGCTGCCTCGTAACTAATCGCCACTGCTGGGGTCTGAGTACCCCTCGCTGCCCTCCCCCTCGCGCGGGAGGGGAAGGGCACCGGGCTAGCACTCAGGCTACATGTAGAACCAGGTTGGGCCTAGCACACCGGGCGCAGAGGCAGCCGCCGCTCCCTCGCGCCATCTCGTACCGGAAGCGGCGATCCACCTCATGGGTGAGCTTGCTGGCCCGCTGGACGCTAATACCCAGCTCAGCAGCTAGCTCTCGCTCAATCCGGCTGCGGACAGATTCCGTGACTACACGGTTCGCGGACATATGGGCTCCTTCCAGGTCCGCTTGTTTCTTGCGCGCGCGGGGCCGGGGTCGAACCGGCCGCCCCTCCCGGAAGGGGAGGGGCCGCCTGCCGCGCTATCTCCCTAGGCCGCGTTGACCCCGGAGATCTTTCCGGCCCAGTCGCTCCGGGCCGGAACAGGAATGGCACCTTCCGGCCAAACCCCACCGACCGGAAGGTAGTGGAGGATCTGGGCGGCCCATGCCAGCGCCGCGTCGCGGCCGGCAAGGTCGGTACCACGGACCTTGAGGGCGAATCCCTCAAAGGTCGAATCGGGCATGGCCTTGAGGGCGTCGCCCGCCGCTACGATCATCGCGCGAGCCAAGGAGTTCTTGGTCTCGTTGACGTTGACCTTTGGCTCCTTCGGAGCGGCCGGGACGCGGCCGGTTCCCTTGGCGCCGCTCGCCTTGATAACGGCGGCCATAGGGTCCGTAGCCGGAGCGGCCGGGGCCGGGGCGGGCGTACGGGTACCGGTGCCACGCCGGTTGCTTTTCGGGGCGGCCGGGGTAGCGGTTGAACGCGTGCGAGTAGCCATTTTGGTCTCCTTACCAATAGCTACCAAAGGTCCCGGCGGTTACCGGGTCCGTGGACGTCCTAGGGGTCGAACCTAGTCCGAAAGGAGCGGAAAGGCCAAAACGCCCGGCCCGCCCCGGAACCGCTATTTGATCCGGGTAGGAGTCGGGACGCGCGCTTATTCCAAAACGTCCGATTTGAGCTATTTACCGAACCCCGCGACGGGTCCGCCCCCCGATACCTCCGGCGCGCCCGGAGCCGCCCGTAGGGGCCGCTTCCGGCTCGTACCCGTCGCTCCCTTCCCTCGCCCCGGGTCCGGAGATCCCGGCGGCCTAGGCCGCCCGGACGTCTCGCCCGTTTACGCCGATAAGGCCCCTTCGGGGCGGCCCCTCGTATCGCGTATTTTTGGCTAGGGAGATCGGCTCTAGATCGTAACCGGACCCCTACGGACCCCCTCCCCGCGACGGTCGCCCGGTAGCTCCTTCCCGACGCGGACCCGGCCGCCCTAGGACGGTCGGGGCCGGTTACGACGGCGAGAGGTTCGCCCCTCGCGTAGGGCCGGGAGATCGGTAACGGACGGCCCGGAAGAGGGGGCCGCGCGCTCCCCCGAGGGGGAGCGGTACCAAGATCGAGTTAGGTCGAATCGGGGCCGGCGGGGCGGCCCCGCTCGGAGCGGGACCCGGCCGGCGCTCCCTCCGGGCGGTCCGGAGGGGGACCCCTTCGGGGTCTACCCCCGACCCTAATCACGGGTTTTGTACGGGCAAAATTTTCCGGAGTTAGCCGAGGTAGATTGTTTAGCGGCGCTAATTACTACGCACGGTAGAGTCCTACACTCTAGTAGGAATAGCCTCCGAAGTGCGGAAACGTCTTTAGTTAATTTGCCTACCTAATAAGCCGCGCTAAGCAAATTTCGTACGGGTTTAGGTCCTAGCGAGTGTTATCGGAGATAAGTCCGATTGGAAGAGTCCGATTGCTACCCTAGATTCGTCTTCGCCCGGTTAAGTGTTTAAATTCGGACTTATCCCGATTTGTTATCCATAAGCCTCTGACCTGTGGAAATGGATAGCTCTGGGCAGGGTAGGTCCTAGTACACGAGAGGGGGTACGTCCATGCAGTGTGGCTCCTAGCCACAGCGAGAGGGTATCCGTGGCTGACCTGTGGCGACGCTCCGGGCCGCTCGGGGGCCGGGGTCGATGGGGTACAAAAGGTATTTTGCGTACTAGAATACCTAGAATACGAGATAACCGGTATTCTAGCCAGAATACGGGTAATACCCGTAAGGGGGACACTGGTACTGTAATCGTAGTTTGTAGGTCGAAATAGGACGTAATTCTTGTAGAGGGAGAATGTATACAATACCAGTCTAAACGATCTTGAAATTCTAGTATGTATGCCATTCGGACCTGTGGGTATATACGATATGCAACCACCAGAATACGGGTTTTCTGGGTCCCTAAGGGGTACTCGTATTCTAGTGGGTGAATACCAGTGCAAACTGGTACTCTGGTAGCCTAGTATGGTATACCCACCTACACTGGTATCATATAAGTCTTAGGGGACTAGTAGAACCAAAGCTAGAATACCAGTGTAAAAGGGGTAACTGGGATTCTGGTAGTGTAAAACGGCCGAAACAACGTGCAGGGGATAAATTGGACTTTGGGCCGATTGACCCGGACCCCTCGCGAGCGGCCCCTACGGGGCCGGGCCGGGGCCGGGCCGCGCTGCCCTAGGGCCGGGGCGAGGGGCCGCCCGTAGGGCGGGGGAGCGGGAGGGGCCGCCGGGCTAGGGGTGGAGGGGCCGGGGGAGGGTCAGGCCAGGAGTCGGCGCGCCGACGTTTGGTTAGCTAGGGTAATGGTTTGTAGGACGGATCATTTGAGCGAGGGATAGTTTGAGGTGGAGATCGTATGGACTCAAGATCTTTTGGGGAAGAGATCTTATGGTTAACATATCGTTAGCTTGGGGAAAGATCTAACAAAACGATCTTGGTCCCGCAAAATGGTTGGAAGTTCCGGCGCATCGGCGCGGACTCAAACACAATTTTGCTCATTTTGAACTGCATTTCCTGAAAAGTTGGCCACAAAAACACCAAAACCCAAAAAACTACAACACTATTTCACTCAAAATGGGTTTTGCACAGTCAAAACCCAACGGAACCATCATATAACACAGATAAACCCCACCAAAACTAGGATTTACTAGCTAACCAGCAGCGAAAGGGGGTACGATAGCGGAGCGCCCGGCCGCAGCCCGGAAAAGCGCACCAGACCAAAGCAGAGCAGGAGCGAGCATGGCACGGATGGCACGCATCCCGAGAACAACTAAACGCAGCATAAGCAAGGAGGCAACCCCATTGGCTCCGGACAGGACGACAGCAGAAGTGAACATGGCCTGGGAACAGTACAAGTCGGCGACCAATGATGCTCTTCTCGTGTACGAGCAGAATGTCGATGAGGCCCGCATGCAGAGGGATAAAGCCACTGCTGTGGCCAGGGCCGAGTTCAACGAGAAGATGGATGAGATTGACTCCACATTTGATCTCGCGTTGGCGGCCGCTTGGACACAGCACCGGCAGGCCTCTGATACGGCGCGGACTATTCGCGACCATATCACCGACAGCATCCGGCACTCCCTGACCGCTGAAGAGCTTGAACATGCCCAGAGGATGGCGCAAGCTGCACAGCAGGCCAGCTACGCTCAGGATGAGGACTCTCAGGTCATCATTGCCAATGTAACCGACGCAGGATCTGCAGGCTCCCCGCAGTCTGCTGCGGTGGACCCGCCCACCCCCTAGGCCGCGACACCTAGGACACGGGTCTACTGACTGCGGGTCGAGGAAGGAGGGGTGGTCCAGTGGGGCTGCCGCTAACGCCAAGTCCGAATGCTGGCGAGCCGGACAAGGAACACGCCCCCGAGTCCGGCGGTGCGGTGCCTGGGCCACCCCTCCACTTCTTCCCAAAATTTCACTGGGGCGGCATACTGTTGTTGCCGGTCCTAATTTTGGATGATGAGCCGGCCATTAGGAGCTACATTCGAACCATTGCTGGGAAAGAGCATTACCGTTATGTGTGCCCGGCTGTGCCACAGACAGATTGGGCCAGCGAGATGGATGATATTTTTGGACCATACTGTTGGGTGGAGGTTTGGTAATGGAAGAGACCCAAGGGCCATTTTTGCATCAGGACATTATTGTACAGGCTGCTGTCAGGGCAGCTCTTGAAGAGGAAGCTGTCGCCAAGCAGGCACAGGCGATTGTCAGGCCCATGATGCTGGCCCCCGGCAATGGTCCCAAGGCCATAGAGGTTCATTTCCTGGACAGAGATGTTAGGCATTTCAGGAGCCAGGATTTTGTTTGCCTAGATGGAGCAGTGTGGCTGCGGGGCTTGCTGGGGCCGGGCAACACCGTGACGGACAAGGATGTGCTAATTCCCTTTTCTGCCATTAAGGAGATTTATGTCACCTAGCAGAATGCTGTTTCTTGTAGGCACAGTTCTCCTAGCGGCGATTGCGGCCGCGCTGCTCTATGCCGGCAACGGGCATGCCGTGCCCATTCCAGCGCCGCAGCCGACTCCAGATGCACCAGGATGGGTGAACCCGTGAGCCAGCCGCCACCCCCGGATATCATCCCGGTGCACGCTGATGATCCGGTTGATCCTGGCAGTACCGCTGCCCTCATTCGGGATCAGGTCCCTGTGGGCACTCCTTTGTGCATGCACCCATGGGGGCCTGGCGGCCACTACTGTGCCCAGAACGCAGGGCACTCGACCAGCCACATATGTAACTGTGGAGCAACAACATGATGGATCGTAATGAGGCCGATGAAGCGGCCATCGCGAGAGCCATGCCCGAGGCCGAGCTAGTTGCCATCGCGAGGGAGTCTGGTGCCGTGCCGGAAATGGCATGCGCCTGCGTTGGCCCGCCTGAAGGTTGCACGATTTGCCACTGCCACATCCGCGCCGAGGCACTATCTATTGTTATGGGACGCCCCTGCGCATGGTGCGAACCGGCACATCCAACCCGTTGAACGTATGAGACTGGAGCCTGAAATGACGCCCGAGGAGCGCGCAATTGAAGCAAGGCGCGGCATTCTTATGCAACATCTTGCAAGAGCTAAAATGGAGCAGGGCGAAACCGGTGACGCGGGCGTGTTTGCTAGCTACAGCAGCGAAACCGGTGATGCAGGTGGGTTCCTGCTGGAGGAACAGACCGCGACTCCGGATCGCCACATTACCAAGACTGAGGCCGAGTACCAGTTTGCTGGGATCGGGGCTAACATGCATTGCGGCAACTGCGCTATGTATAACCCCTATGCTAGCAACCCCAGCGCGGGCCGCTGTGATCTCGGCTGGCAGGCCAAGGCCACCTACGTTTGCAACCAGTGGGTGGCGAAAACATAGACTTCTGCCAAATTGGCAGGGGAGGAAGGCAAAAATGAGGAAATGGCTCCTGGCCGGCGCAGCGCTTTTGGCGCTGACTCTGGCTAGCCCGCTGGTGGCGATTTCGGCAAGTGCCTCACCAGCAACCCAGGCGACCCCGGCTATTGCGCAATCTTGCGCCTATGCCTCGATTCACGGGTTCAGCGACCCGTGGTACCTGTGGAATAGCGGGTCTGCGGATTACGTGATCGAGCAGGGGCATAGCCCGACGAACTTCTGTTACACCACCAGCGCGACGCTGCAGCAGGTAGGCACATCCTCCTGTCTCGCTTGGAACCAGAGTGGCGGGTATGTGTACGAGCACTCTTGTGCGCCGGGCGCTGCCTACCAGACTTGGAACCTGATTTTCATCAAGACAGGTTCGGTGTGCTATGCCTGGGCTCTGCAGAACCTATACAACGACCAGTACCTGACAGCGATAGCCATCGGTTCACCGGCGTCTCTGCGAGCCAAGATCGTGAGAAACGGCAGCTTCTCGAACACCCAGACTTGGTGCGCTCCGTAACAAGTCGCCCGAGACGGCCCGCCCCGGTACGCGACAGCCGGGGCGGGTCCCAGGGAGTGAAATGCCTAGCGAGCGTAAGACGCTACTGGAACTGATAGGCCAGGACGAGATCAATCGCATTGCGGCCGAGAGCATTGAGGTCCTGGATCATGAGCCAGGGCCGGCAGACATCTGGGACCACACCAGACGATTGCCACCCACGGGCGGGTATAGCAGCGAGTGGGAATACATTTGCAATCACTTCTTTGTCTGGGATGTGAAGTTGTATTGCCGCGAGTGTGGCTGCGAAGTTCTGGCGGCATGGGTAGTCCCCCACTATAGATCACACACGAGTCACTTTTCATTCTAGGAGACGAAATGGCATTCAAGTTCACCGCAGTCGGCAGCAAGGAAGAGGCTACCGCCCAGCTGCGTGACATCGCCAACGGACTGGTAGAAGTTGGCAATGATCGAATGGCCCAGCGCGTGGCATACCTCCTCGCGGATGAACTGGGCAAGCACCCAGACTTTGAGCACACCGGCTATGAGTACCGCTACATGGTGCAGGCCGAGGGCAACGGCAATGCTACGATGGGGCCGACCGAGCTACGGGCAGTGATACAGAACTACTGGATCCATCCTGCGAAGCTGGTGGTTAAGCCAGTCGATTCCGAGGGTAGAGTTATCGAGATACCTCTGATGCCGGAGCAGCAAGATGGATGAACCGCTGTTCATAGCAGGGATCATATTCTTTTTCCTGCTGGGGTTCGCCGGCCAGTTCGAGAGGATGTACAAGATCGAGCGGGGGAAGCAGATTGAGCGGGCACAACGAGACCAGTACTACATCGGCCTCTACAATACCAACCGGCCTCGGCTCCGATACCCACCATATCCAGTACGTCGAAGCAAGACGGGCTTGGGGCCTCATTAAATCTGGCCCCAACTTCGGCAAGAAGTCCAACCTTTTCATAGTACGCGGGAAGTGCGTTTGTGAGCAGTGGGAACATGAGGTTACCACTGCGGTCTCCTTCGCATATGCACGCTCCCGGCTCCGTGAGGCATTCAGGCCTCACAGGGCGGCAGCCGACGCGGCCTGATCGCCCGGTTCGCCCGGATAGCGCCCCGTATCACCTGGTTCGCGTAACCGAGATTCTGGTCCATAGGAGGTTGGTCCTAGACTCGGCTCCCAGCTTCGGCTAGGGTACGCGCCGGGAGGTACGGGGCGTTGTCAACTGCTGCAAGTCTCGACAAGCTCATTGCAAGGTCAGGTCACACTGAGCAACAGCTGCGTGTGGAACTTGCGCGTGGAGCGAAGTCAGATCGGGACCTTTGCCGGCAGTATGGTATCAACACAACCCATCTCAAGGCGTTCATTGAACTGAACGCCGATGCCATCGCAGAGATAGGTGCTCATCTCGCGAAGGGTGACCCGATAGGGCTGGCTGGCCTGTGGGTGAGCGCAAAGAACATGCGCATAGCCGAGATGCAGGGTGACATCGAGGACATCAACCGATCCATAAATTTCTTCCGTGATGAAGATGGTGTCCTGAGCCCGCAGTTCGGCACAGACAAAGAGTATGCGAATCTCATCCGGACCAAGACTGGCCTCTTGCGATCCGTTGCCGATGAAATTGATGGCACACGCCGCGCTATCCTCTCGCCCGAGGATGAGCGGAAGATGGTGCGCTTTGTCATCGACGGCGACATCGCAGGCGGTCTTACATGAGGACGCAAGAGGGCTGGTTCTGCGATCTGAGGTTTGAGGGCTGTGGCACGGACGCACTCAGTGCCTGGCTCTGTGCCGTAGAACAGATTGAGGTTTCAGCCTGTCGGCCTTGTAGAGAACAGTGGCAGGAGCTAGCCCGTAATGAGCCTGCGCTCCGGGTTCGCTGCCCACGTTGTGCTGACCGGCAAATCCGCGAGGCAAGGCGGAAGCCACAGGACCCAGGACCGCTTACCGGCCTGGTAGCGAATGCCCTTGATGAAGCTATGCGAGTTGAGGGCATTCTTGTAGACGCCCGCATCCGTGTGCTACGCCGTCTGGCCAGGGACGCAGCGTGGCTGAATGGATGGGGGTCCAGTTCGGCGGGGGCAGCTGCACCTGAGGATGCGGGCCAGCGCGGAATCGTGAGTGCGCCCCCTGTCGAGCCGGTCCTGGGCAGAGGTCGGCTGCCTGGGGCCGGTATGGGAGCCGCGTTATGCCCGTGATGCTTGAGCACAAATACGGCCCTCGGGGTGCCTGTAGCGTTGTATTCAAAGCACGGGACCCTGAGGTTCTCATTTCTGGACCGGCCGGCACAGGGAAGTCGAGAGCATGTCTGGAGAAGCTCAACCTGATGTGCCTCAGCAATCCGGGGATGCGGGGCCTGATCGTCCGGAAGACTGCCACAAGCCTCTCATCGACTGCTCTCGTTACCTGGAAGAAGTTTGTTATAGCGGAACTCCTCCAGGTGGGAGATGTCAGGTACTACGGTGGCAGCGCTTCAGAGCCTGCGGCTTTTCTGTACCGTAACGGTTCCAGCGTCTCCATCGCGGGCATGGACAAGCCTACCAAGGTCATGTCATCGGAGTATGACGTCATATATGTTCAGGAAGCTACTGAGCTAACTGAGACTGACTGGGAGTCATTGATATCCCGGCTCCGTAACTGGGTGGTTAGCTTCCAGCAAATCATTGCCGACTGCAACCCTAGTCATCCGACGCACTGGCTAAAGTTGCGGTGTGATACCGGCAAGACTCGTATGCTGGAGAGCCGACACGAGGACAACCCGGTACTATTTGATGACGATGGAGAACTAACCGAGAAGGGTTATGACTACATCGGCAAGCTAGACCGGCTGACGGGCGTACGGAGATTGCGCCTGCGGCTGGGCATGTGGGCGAGCGCTGAAGGCATCATCTATGAGGACTGGAGTGCCTCCCACATCATTACGCAAATCCCGGCTGGTGACGGTGAGGCGCGTGATCCGTTTGGGGTTCCAATGGCCTGGCCGCGCATTTGGAGCGTTGACTTTGGGTTTGTGAACCCCTTCGTCCTGCAGTGTTGGGCGGAGGATGGAGATGGACGCCTGTATTTGTATCGTGAGCTGTACCACACTCACAGAACTGTGGATGTTCACGCGAAGACGATTCTCAATATTGTTGCTCCAGAGCTTCCTGACGGCCGGCGCGTATGGCTTGAGCCCCAGCCAGTCGCTGTTGTTTGCGACCATGACGCTGAAGGTCGAGTTGTCCTTGAGCGCGAACTTGGGGTGTCCACACAGGCAGCTCACAAGTCTGTACTTGAAGGCATCGACTCTGTACAGGCTCGTATGAAGGATGCGGGCGATGGCAAAGCCCGTGTTTATCTGGTAGCTAACTCCCTCGTGGAACTGGATGAGGAACTGAAGGAATCTGGCAAGCCTTCTTGTACGGTCGAGGAAATCCCCGGCTATGTCTGGAAGTCAAATGAGAAGGATGAGCCGCTCAAAGCCGATGACCACGGCTGTGACGCTATGCGGTATGCCGTTGCCGACCGCGATTTTGGCATCCGCGCTATCTACAGGAGTTTTTCGGCATGACAGCGATACCACTAATGGCAGTGCCTGAGCAGCCGGAATCGACCCGGCTAGATCGGGCGGCACGCCGGTTCGCGCGAGCGGGCCGTGCCGGGGCCGTCCTAGCGGCGCGCGTCCTAGGCGCGCGGTCGCGGGCCGGGATCGGAGCGCTTAGGGAACATCTTTATGCAGCATGCGGGCTAGGGGCGTTCACGGCTGCGGGGTTCGTGCACAGTACCTTTACCGGACTGCTGGTTCTGGGCGCTTCGTTCCTGGTTTTTGAGTTTAAGACTGAGAGGCCGGAAGACTGATGGGCCAGAGTCTTATTGGCAAGGTGTTGAACGCCACTAAGGCTCCTGCACGTCCAATTCCGTTCAATGACCGGTACAGCGCTAGTCCAGGGGGACTGTTCGGTGCAGGGCCGCAGGATCGGTACACGCAGCTCAATGCCATGTCTGGACAGGGCACCTTGTTCGCGGTCATCCAGTTGCTGTCTACCGGAGCACAGGCTACTGGCGGCTGGAAACTCTACAGGAAGAATATTGATGGTCGTGTCCGCTACACTACTTCTGACCGTGGTAGTGATCAGAGGATGGAAGTTCTCAGGCACGCGGCCCTGAAACTTTGGAATCAACCTAATCCCTTTATGACCGGGCCAGAGTTCCGCGAGATTGGCTGGCAGCATCTCGAACTCGTGGGCGAGTGGTACTGGGTAATGAATCGAGGCGTCAGTGGTAAGCAAGTCCCGACGGAGATGTGGCCAGTGCGGCCGGATCGAATGGAGCCTGTCCCTCACCCTAAGAATTTCCTTTCCGGGTATGTCTATACGGGACCGAATGGTGAGCAGGTTCCTCTCCTTCACTCGGAAGTCATCCAGATCAAATATCCGAATCCAATGGATATCTATCGAGGGCTTTCAGCTGTGCAGGCCCTGCTGGCTGACATTGACAGCGCAAAATACACTGCGGAGTGGAGCAGGAACTTTTTCCTCAACTCCGCTACTCCCGGCGGAATTGTTCAATTCAACAAGCGACTAACTGATCCAGAATTCAATGAGTTTGTCTCCAGGTGGCGAGAGCAGCATCAGGGCGTAGCAAGGGGGCATCGTGTTGGGGTTCTTGAACAGGGCGCGGTATGGGTCCCGAACACATATACCATGCGAGACATGCAATTCATTGAACTACGACGGCTTGCCGCGAACAACATCCGCGAGGCTTATCGTATTCACCCCAGCATGCTTGGAATGGTCGAGGATGTCAACCGGGCGAATGCGGAGACGGCCGAGGAAGTCCATATCAGGTGGCACGAGGTCACAAGGCTGAAGCGGCTCCGGTCGATCCTGAATCACAAGTACATGGAGTTTTTCGCCAACACCGATGTAGAGTTTGACTTTGATGATCCATCGCCGGCCAGCGCAGCGGACGCCAATGACGAACTCACGGCTAAGTCAAACGCGGCGAAACTACTGAGGGAGGCAGGCTGGGACCCGGATGATGTGCTAGAAGTTGTGGGCCTGCCGGCAATGCGATACTCGGGGCCGCCCGCCCCTGCGATCGGTGGTCAACCCGGTCAGGGCAGTCTCGGCGCACCGGCAGCGCGCCCGGCTCTGCCGGCAGGTCGTAACAACCAGCCTGCTCGTCGGTCTGAGTATGAGGGGACCGAGGGGGATCAGTCCCAGAATCATAGCCAGAACAAGTGGGACCGAGGCGTGATTGACTTTGATCTCGCGGGCATGCTCCGCGAAAGCGTGCAGGACGCCATCCTGCTAAACTCAGTTGGGAGTAGATGAGATATGTCTCGTAATACTCCCTGGCGCACCACCAGGTCGCTGATGGCACTCCACAGGGGAGGGCCGGGCACTGACTGGTACAGAATCAAGAACCAGGTCAGTGGCGGTCCAACCCAGGTGCACATCTACGATGAGATCGGCTACTTTGGCGTCGGTGCCATGGCGCTGATCCGCGACCTGGCGGACGTACAGGGACCGATCGACGTCCACATCAACTCGCCAGGTGGCGAGGTGTTTGAGGGGCTGACCATCTACAATGCTCTGATGCAGCGTAAGGATGTTACCGTCTACATTGATGGTCTCTGCGCTTCCATCGCTTCTGTCATCGCAATGGCCGGTAATCCAGTGCTCATGGCGCGCCAAGGCACGCTGATGATTCACGAGGGGCACGCCATGGCTATTGGCAACGCTCAGGACCTTCGGGACCTGGCGGAGCAGGTTGATCGGCAGTCCAACAACATCGCCACCATATACAGTGAGCACACCGGCAAGCCAGTTGCTTTCTGGCGTGATCTGATGAAGGCCGAAACTTGGATGTCGGCTGACGAGGCCATCGGCCACGGCCTGGTTGACAGGCTGGTTGACTCTGGGGCAGGAAGGGTCCCTGCGGCTGTCAGCGACAGCTGGGACCTGAGTCAGTTTCGGAACTCGACCAAGCTAACCAATACGCGTAATGCGGCGAGCCACCCGTATGTCGGCCATAGCGATCACATGCACGAGCCGATGCGGGGGCTCCACTCACACAACCATGCTGCCTTCGGGCACGAGGATGGCGATGACGGTATCCACAATCACTCGCACAGCCATGACGGAGATGCCTCTCACGGCCACGGTCATGTTACGCATGTACATGATCACGAGCACGAAGGGGAGCACATCCATGCTCATGACGCGGGCGAGAATGACTGGGGAGAGCACGGTCACGCGCACACGCACCACGCTGGATTCAATGACCATGACGGTGATGAGGGCATGGAGAATAAGAACTCCAGTGCCGTATACAACCGTTCCAACGCTCTGCTTTTGGCTAAGTATCCCGAGGCGCGGTTCTATGCCAAGGACTACAGCCAGGATGAGCGTGACTCTATGGCCAAGTCGGGCGAGGCTTTGTCTGACGGGTCCTATCCCATCAAGACTTGCACGGACGCGCACAACGCCCGGCAGGCCTATGGGCGTTCCAACGAGGGTGACCGTAGCAAGGTCGCCTCTCACATCCGTAGTCGTGAGAAGGCATTGGGCGGGTGCGGTCGCGAGCCGTTCCAGTCCGGCACTGACGACTCCACAGACCTGGTCATCGATGACGCCTTCATGACCAGTTTCCAGAACAGCCTACGGGCACTGAGAGGAGTGTAGTACATGGCGCCAACCAAGGTCCGGACGGCTGAGGAACTGGAGGATTTCATCTCCGACCCGTCCAACGTCCGGAAGCTCATGAGCGAGCCTGGAGAGTTCAAGAACTATATCCAGGAGTACGCACAGAGGATCGTGGACCGCGATGTGGCCATGAAGAACCAGGTCACGGAGCAGGTCCAGCTGACCATGCAGGAGTTCCTGCGTGACAACGGCTTTGAGCGCGAGCGGCGTCTGGACATCAGCAACAATGTTCAGGCCCCCGGCTTCGGCATGGCTAACAACCAGCGGCGTGTCTCGCATGGCAAGGGGGCCGTCTACAACAAGGCGTCCTACGGCGCCAAGGTCGAGCAGGAGATGGGCTCGGATGCATTCGAGTCTACTGCTGAGTTCTTCCAGGCCTGCTGGCCGCGCTATGAGACGCTGCGCAACGCTGAGACACTTGGTCGCAAGCGTGCGGCGGCTCTCAAAATCCAGAACAGCTACGGCTCTGAGGTTCCCGCTGACGGTGGGTTCCTGATTCCGGAGACGCTGCGATCTGGCATCCTTCAGGTCGCACTGGAGTCGGCGGTTGTCCGGCCCCGTGCGCAGGTCATCCCGATGGACTCGCTCCGTGTGCCCATCCCGATGATCGATGTGACAAGCAACGTGTCCAGCATCTTCGGAGGCGTGGTTTGCTACTGGACAGAAGAGGCCGCGCAGCTTGTCGAGTCTCAGGCCACCTTCGGCCGCGTCGTCCTTGACGCCAAGAAGCTGACTGGGTATGCTGAAGTGCCGAACGAGCTGCTTGCGGACGCCCCGGCGTTCTCCAGCTTCTTCGACAACGTCTTCCCCAGGGCTATCGCCTGGTTCGAGGACATCGGATTCATCACCGGAACCGGCGTGGGGGAGCCTCTGGGCTTCGTCAACTGCCCGGCTTCCGTCGCGGTTGCTTCTGAGTCCGGCCAGGCCACGAAGACCATCGTCTGGGAGAACATCGTCAAGATGTACGCCCGCATGCTTCCGACGGCTCTGGGCTCGGCGGTCTGGATTGCTTCCATCGATACCTTCCCTGAGCTGGCCACTATGGCTCTTTCGGTTGGTACTGGTGGCGGACCGGTCTGGATCGGCAACTTCGCCGGTGGCCAGGGCGGTGCGCAGTCCCCGCCTGTCACGATCCTCGGGCGGCCGGTGTTCTTCACTGAGAAGACCCCGGCTCTTGGCACCACGGGTGACATCAACTTCGTGGACTTGTCGTACTACCTCATCGGCGACCGCCAGATGATGCAGACGGCATCGAGCGAGCAGTACAAGTTCCAGAATGACAAGACCGCGTTCCGTGTCATCGAGCGTGTTGACGGGCGTCCGTGGTTGCAGTCAGCCATCACTCCCCACAACAACAGCACCAACACCCTCACTGCGTTCGTCCAGCTTGCCAGCCGGTAAGCTGTAACCTCGTCCGTACCCTACGGGGAGTAGGACAAATCCGCCGGCATTCACACCCCGGCAGGAAGGTAGCCAGAAGTGGCAGGAATGGAAGCACTGGGAAGGTTGAACAACCTGGTGCACATGAACATCTCGACCAACGTGGTGTTCAAGATGCGAGGCCAGAGCGTCGTCATGTTCTTTGTGACCGGCGCAACGGCCGTCCTCACCCTTGCTCAGGACAGCACCTTCGGTGGCTCGTTCTCGACCGCACTTGCGGCTATCAAGAACGTGTACTGGAGGGCCTCTCCGGGCGACGGCACCGTGGTATGGAACAAGCTAACTTATGTCAACGGCACTGCGCCGTTCGGCTCGGGTCCGCTTTCCACCTACACCCACGGTACCACCACGGGCCTCACCACGGCCGTGACAACCTGTGCGCAGGTGTTCACATCTGAGATGTCAGACCCGTTCAACTACATCAAGGCGACGGTCAGCGGCTCCGGCAACATGACCATCGTCACGGCTGACCTGGTGCACCAGCGTGCCCCGGCCAACCTTGAGATCATCTCGGCGTAAGCCATGGGGACCACCGCCAGGGCATTCAACCTACGCGATTTGAGCCAGCACGGCAAGGCTGAGATTTCCAGGTACAACGCGAACGTCGGTAAGACCCTGCCGGCGTCCACGACTGGGAACCTGTTCACCGTCACTGGCTCCATCGTGGTCCACGGCCTGATCGGGGTGGTAAGCACGATCCTGCAGGCAGTCAACGTTAGCCCGACGCTGGGTTATACAAACAACCCGGCAGCAATCGCGGCTGCGCCGGCAGCGCCGTACAACGGCACAGCAGTGGGCAGCGTTATCGAGATGCCGCTCACTCTGGGCGGTGCGCTTCCTGCACCGGTCACGTCTACCGGTACGGCTGTTGCTGCCGCCGGCTTCGTCGTGTCCAACACCACGATCACTATCACGACGGCATCCACTGTTACGGGTGCCATCACTTGGCTCCTCTTGTGGGAGCCGGTATTCCCCAAGTCGCTCACCTCTACCGCAGTGGCGAACAACTGATGTCCGCCAAACAACTCGTTGTGCCGGGAGTCCAGGTCGTCAAGAGCGCCCTGGCACTCCCGGCTACGGCCACAGCCAACTTGTTTGTGGTTACGGGCGCTGTCCTGGTAACGGGAATTCTCGGCCGCGTGACCACTGCAACAGGCGCCACGGCGACTACGCTAGCGCTTGGGACTACTGGTTCAACCACAACCTCCCTCGCGACAGCTACCGCCATAACGAGCAAGGCAGCAGGCACCTGGATCTATCAGACTATTGCCTCTACCGCGTTCGCGGCGCTTACGGTAGTATCCGCCCCAGCGCCGCTAATTACCACGTATCCGGTTTCTGGAGAACTTCAGCTGCCTGGTCTTGTGGCGCCCTTCCTGATAGCAAATGATACCATCACCTGGACTACCTCGGCGACGGACACAGGTAACATAACTTGGTACTTGTGGTACGCGCCGATTGACGCGGGAGCGGGGGTTGCCTGATGTGGGATTGTGAACACTGCGGCTGCCAGGCAATCGCAGGGAGTCTGGAGGATTGTCCTGTGTGCTGGAAGCCGAAGGGGTCTGCGGCGGTTCTGGCCGTAGAGGAGACTCCTGCGGAATCCACGGAAGTACCCGCTGGCAACGGCACATCTGATGACAAGAAAGGATGGTGACCCAGATGGCAAAGATTACCGCTTGGGGAATCACCAACAACCAGGTGAACAACGAGCCACAGTCGGCTAATGCAGCAAACAGCCAGGTCAGCGAGGCTGTTGCTCATACCGGCAAGGTCCACCTGATCGCTTCGCAGGCAAGGCCATCCTAGCATGCCGAGCGCGACCGATGCTGGAGCCGCTAACGGCCTTGAGGCCAAGTGGGCTCAGTACTATGCAGACAATGCACCACCGGAGCCGGTGATGCAGCAGGCACCTGAGGAGGAGCCATCAGCTGGTACCAGCTCCTTGACATCCGCAAGCACGCCCGACAAGAGTGGATCCTCAGCCCAGGCAACGGAATCACCCCTCCAGTCGCCTGCCCCCGCTGCGGAGAACCCCTCCTCAACGGACCAACCAGCGGACCCAGCCCCATCCTCTACTGCCGATTTGACTTCTGGCAGTACCCAAGAGACTGGACCCAGCCCAGCCGACCAGCCGGACTCTTCGGTGGACTCTCCAGCGAAGACAGAAACTACGCCGGCCCCTACTGACGACGCACCAAGGCTCATGGCCGAAGGACTTGTCGATGACGCCCGTACGGCGTACAACAACAAGGACTACGCCCTGGCCAATGATCTGATCAACAAGGCAGAGCAGGTCTATCCACAGATAGCAGAGACCACCGGCGCGGCTCACAAGGCCATCGACGCGGCTCTGGCTCAGCCCAAGACAATTTAATAGTCAGGTTGTTCCCACGGCGGGCTTAGCCGCGCCGACGCCAAGACAGCAAGGGACAGGAATGGCCGTCATCACTAGGCCGTGCTATTGCACGCGCGAAGAGGCACGCCGCGCGGCAGACATTCAGCTGGCGTCCTACTCAGACGCTAAGCTCGACCGGGCGATTCATTCTGCGTCGTCTGATGTCGACAGGTTGTGCATGCGCAACTTCATGCTGATTGACAAGACGGTCCACTTTGACTGGCCAAACTACCAGTATGCTTATCCCTGGCGTCTCTGGTTCGACGCGGCTGAGCTAGCTGATGTAACGGTAAACCCTCCTGTGGTTAATTCCGGCGGGGTTGTAATCCCGAACTCGGCGATATTCTGGGGCGACCCAAACTACCCTGAGCCACCTTTCACATACTTGGAACTGGACCGATCCAAGAACTACAGCTTTGGTAATGGGCCGACCCCGCAGCGTGAAGTTGCCATCACTGGCTCTTTCGGATACTGGCGGGTTACTGAGCAGGCCGGTACGCTCGCTGCAGCTATTACTGATACAGTCAGTCAATCTGTCACTGTTAGCGACGGGCACACCCCTGGTGTCGGCGACATGATGTTTGTCGACAACGAGCGCATGCTGGTGACCAACTCAAGTTTTGCTAGCTTGAGTCTGGGATTCACGGCCGGCATAACCTCTGCCTTTGCTTCTGATAACAGCGGGACTACTGCTGCGACCCTGGTCCCTGATGAGGTTATCTCGGTTGATCAGGAGTTCATGTTGGTGCAGCAGGTTAGCCCCTTCCTTGTAATCAAAAGAGCTTGGGGCGGTTCGACGCTAGCTAGTCACGCTGCAAACACACCGATCTATGCTAGGCGACAGCTCACAGTTAACAGAGGTGTGAACGGGAGCACGGCTGCTACCCACAGCAACTCTGCTGCCGTTAGCATATTGTCGATTCCTGCCCCGGTCAAGCAACTTGCGATAGCTGAATCCATCGTGTTTCTGACGCAAGAGGCTAGCTCCTATAGCGCAATCCAGACCCGTGTGTCCGAGGATAGCGCACTGGGCGGTACCGGCCGCTCGGCTATCCGCGAGCCACAGCCGGGAGCCGGACTGGACACCTTGAGATTTGAGGTTGTCCAGGGCTACGGACGGCAGGCAAGGAGTCGAGTGATATGACGAAGGCAATCCTGATTGGCATATCGTCTGCTTGCTTTGTGATACTCTTCTGGGTTGGGATGTACTTCCTCTTCAAGGTAACTGGCGGCGAAAATCAGGCCAGTGGGATGTACGGTTTCACGTCTGGCCCCGGTCCCATGATCCTGACTGCTATCGGGATGGGTTCTATCGTGGGTAGTCTCTGGCACAACCTGAACTGCCATAAGCCTGGTTGCTGGAACATGGGGAAGCACAAGGTCAACGGGACCCCGTGGTGTAACGTACATCATGAAGAGGCTAGGCACGAGAAGACCCAGGAGCAGCTGCTATCTGAAATTCTGGAGGTGCTACGTGCCGATAGAGGGTAACAAGACTGGCCATCGCAATATGGCCGTAGTTTGCTGGGTAGCCTCCTGGATTCTGGCTATCGTCGGGGGCATGCTGTTTGCTGTGTTTGAGAACATTGGATGGGACCGGGGGATCTACTGGGCCCTGACAACTGTTACCACAGTGGGGTACGGCGACATAACTCCTCACAACTTGATGGGATATGTAATTGCCGACTCGACTATGGTACTGACTATTCCGATCTGGTCTGTAGCCATAGCATTCGCTACCTCGTGGTTTACATCCTGGCACATCTGGGATTCTCATGATCAGCAGATTGCTGATCGAAGAAACATGCACGAGCAGACGCAAGCGCACATCTCCTCGGTGGTGAACCCTTGAGGATCACATTCGATGTAGACGCGCACGGCCCGATTTTCAAAGGTCTGGCACCTCTGATTATGGAGAGGGCCAAGTACGCGATTACGGCCGAGCTAGGCGAGGAAGGCGTGAACATGATTCACAACTACTTGCCTACCGTGTACAAGTACCCGCATGATCCTGCGTCGCTACACGGCACCAAGCACTTTATGCCAGGTCTGTACCAATCCGACATTCACACAGACCGGCAAACCCCGAGTATCAATCTGGTCCATGATACTCCCGTCGTATATGGGCCCTGGCTGGAAGGAGTCGGGAGCAGGAATCAGGTGACCCGGTTCAAGGGGTATCACACCTTCCGGATCATCGCACAGCAACTGGAAGCTGAAGCCGCTGCGATTGCCGACCGAGTGATCCAGCCTTTCATAGCGGAGTTGAACGGATGAATGATCTTTGCCTACAGTGCGTAGGGGAACACCTATCAGCACACAAATCAGAAAATGGCGAGCAGTACAACCCAAACCGTGAGCAGCTACTAGCGGCCGGAGTTATGGAGTCTGTTACCAGCGCTCCCTCATGGCAGGGCACCATGGTAGGACCGGGTCAGCAGGTAGTTTCATGCGTGCCGACCCCGACCTGTGCAGGTCACATTGCTATTGCCGGCCCCCAGCAGACAGGCCGGAGCGGTAGCGGTCTGTTGGTTCCGGGAGGCATGAACTGACATGACCACTCCTGTCCTGAACTTCAATGACGCAGCGGTAAACCAGGTGTTCGACCACATCCTGAGCTTCGCGTCGCAGTCAGGCAGGTTTGACAGTGTGAATGGACATGAACCCAAGAACACTCCGCCGACGCCCAGCGGGCTTGTCTTTGGGACTTGGATCCAGGACATAGTCCCGCTGGGCAAGGCAAGCGGTCTCCAGTCTGTCTCCGGAGTAGTCGTCATCTTGGCTCGGGTTTACATGGGGTTCCGTACGCAGCCGTACGATATCATCGATCCTACAGTGGTTTCTGCTACTATGGAGATTATGGCTCGATTCGGCGGCGACTTCAACTTCGGTGGAGTTGCCGGGACTCGCAATGTAGATATCTTCGGTGAGTCGCGGTACAAGTTGTCTGCGCAGGCAGGATATGTAGAGATTGACCGGGCGGTGTTCCGGGTCTTGACGACGACAATACCAATTATCATCAATGATATGTTCATGCTAAAGACTGGAGCGTAAGATGGCCAAGCAGTCCGGCCTCGGTGACAACTTCTTCCTGCAGGGTTCGGACCTGACCGGGGACGTGTCGGCCATTGACTCGTTCAGCGCTCCGATCAATCTTCAGGATGGGACCACTATAAAGCAGTTTGCTCACTCAAGGATTCCCCTCCTTCGTGATGCCAACTGGCAATTCAGCAGCTTCTTTGATGTCACGAGCGGGGCGGCGTCTGGCGCGACTGCTACCCTTATCACGCTGCCGCGTACGGATGTAGTTTGCAACTACTTCCATGGCTCGGCTATCGGAAATGTAGCTGCCGGTGCAGTCATGAAGCAACTGAACTACGACCCGACCAGAGGCAATGATGGAAGCATCACGACCAAAACAGAACTCGATGGAAACGCTTTCGGAATGGATTGGGGTGAACAGCTCACCCCAGGCATTCGGACTGATTCGGCTGCCACCAACGGTACTTCTATCGACGACTCAGCTGGAGCAACTACGCCAGGAGTTCCGCTCAGCGGTACTCCAGTCACAAATACTTCCCCTCTACCATCTACCGTCGTGGTCAGTGGCGGAACTGGAACCAACGTCACCATCAACGGCGTGGCACAGGGTACCTTTGACGGTACGTATGTGGTGCCTGCGAATGGCGGTACGATCACTCTCACTTACTCTTCGGCTCCTACCTGGACTTGGACATACAAGACTACGTTTGGTGCGTCTATCTATCTACAAGCGTTCGCTCCTTTCACGGGAACGTCTTGTACTGTCACCGTACAGAGCGCGCCGGACAACTCGACTTGGGCAACGGTAGGATCTGCTTTCACGGCGTTCACCGGAGCGACAGCGCAGCGTATCGGCCCGACTTCAGGGCAGACAATCGACAAGTGGCTCAGGGTCATCACTACCGGGACGTTCACGGTGGCGTCCTTCGCGGTGATGGTGGCCCGGTATCCGATAGCGGTGGCATTCTGATGGGTGGCATGATAAGGCGTCCGTTTGGGCGTGGTAGTGTAAGCGTTATAGAGCCTGTGGCCGACCCACGGGCGTACATGACGTTCAAGGCGTCGGCTCCGGTCAGTAGCCACTGGACTCGGGTCCCTTGTGGCGAAGGAAACTGTTCTGATTACCGCAATGGGTTCTTCATTGATGTAGATATCAGTACAGAGCTAGGTGCCGCCCAGCATAACTACCTAGCTAACAAAGACAAGAAACGTAAGGGTACCATGCAGAAGATAAGTGCGACTGTTTATCGTTTCACTTATCCTCCCGGCAGCCAGCCCTTCGCCGGAAACAATCATGAGCATTACGCTCCGATTGACCGCCCTGCCTATTATCTGGTCCATGATGGGGACTGGCGCGGCAACCCGACCGGGAACAAGAGGTTCTTGGATGTCGATGATTGGGTCGACATGTTCGCAAACCATCAGGATCGGCTAGCTACAGAGAAACAGAAGGGATAGGGCATGGCCAAGGTCAGTGGTCTCGGTGGCGTCATAACCATCGCAGACAGTACGGGCACCAATCAGGTGCTCTCGGGTTCCAACTCGGATGACATCACCAACTTCTCCCTGACGACCCCGAGGGGCGTCCAGGAGACTACGGGTATTAACAAGTCTGCGATTGAGCGCTTGCTCCTTCTCGCGGACACCAGCGTCACTCTCAATGGCGTGTTCAACTCATCGGTCATCTCCGGGTTCGGAGCCAGCCATGAGGTGTTTGCCACTGTGCCGAGCACATCGGTAGCTCGTGCTAGTATCTTCAGCGTTACTAGCACAACGAGCCCAAAGCTGACGGGCAACATTTACTACAGCGACTACCAGATCACAAGAGCCAATACCGGGGAGTTGACCTGGCAGGTGCCGGGCGCGCTCGCCGATGGCGCAGTTCCAACCTGGTCCTAGAGTACCAGGCTCTCAGTTATACTGGTATTCTGGGCCGACCACCAGAAAGGAAGAGGAAGTGTTTGTACCGCAGAAGACTGTGTACAACCTTCACTTTGAGGATGAGTCACTGTCTGAACTTGAAGTGAAGGTGAATGCGTGCTCGGTCGAGGAGTTCAATCAGATTGTGGCCGACTCTGTCCTCGTCGGGCAGGAAGCGCTGGAAGCTGCCAACGGACTCATCGCCCTATTCGTGTCCAACCTCGTGTCCTGGAACATTTCCCTTGACGGAGAGAACCTTCTGCCGAAGACGGTTGACTCCATTAAGAAACTGGACCAGCCGCTCGTTGTACGTCTGATCTCGTCATGGCAGGCGGCGATGATGACTATCCCAAATCCCTCGAATCGGAAATCCTCCTCTGGCGGAATTTCCGAGGAGCTATCACTCGGACTGGCGAACGGGTCCGTAAGCCAGCCGAGTTGGCCGCAGTAGAACTAGAGATTGGTCTCTGCAAGGCTTTCCCTGGTGTGGCCCCGAGCGAGATCCGCAAGGAAGGTGCCGACTTGGCTAGGAAGTTGCTAATCTACGACCTGGCCTATGGCAAGCAGGAGGGAGGTGACGGCGATGCCGAACTTGGTTGAGATCACGATCAAGGCGGATGACGAGACTGGCGGCGCATTTGCAAGCGTGCTGGCCAAATATTACGCCATGAAGAATGCCATGCGTGGCGGCATAGTCCTGGGCGGGGCTGAGGAGAACCCTGGTGCCGTTACCTCCACCCTGGTGAATATCAAGCAGAAGATGCAATCCCTGGGGGTTGCTGACATTGCTGATGTTAACGTCCAGCCTGGTATGATATACCAGAGGATGCTGTTTATCAAGCGGGTGATGCAGCAGGTTGGACTCGGTGATCTCCTCGGGGTCGGCGCGCGGACCCTGCCGATTATGGGGCCATTCCAGACGTTCAGCTTCGGACAGGGTCCCGTCTCAGACATACATAATAATTTCATAGGCGCTGGTGGTGGCGGCAGGGGTGACAAGGGTGGCGGCGGTGGTATCGGTGGGTTCTTTGGAGGCCTGGCTGGTGCTGCTGGAGGCGGCCTGAATGCTGTAGCCAATAACAACTTGTTTGGCGGGGCAGGAATCGGCTGGCTCACAGGGATTGGCGGGATAGCCGGATGGCATGTACTCACCGACCTCATCGTGGAGGGTCTCATTTCCATAGGCACGGCC